ACTTTTTCATAGTGTTTCCTTTTGTTAGTGTTTTTTTTGTCATTACTCGTCCAATATACCACAGATAAATAGAAAAGTCAACTAAAAAAAGCAAAAAAATGAGAAAAAAAGCAATATTTTTACTATTTGTTCTGGTTTTGTTCACTTCCTGCTCAAAAAAAGTAGAGGATTGTAAATTTTCGCCAGATTTTGAGCTTTCAAACGAATCAATGAGCGATTCACTTGACGGAATTGCTCTAATTGAAAAATTACAAGCAAAAACACGTTGTAAATTCTAACATAAATAATATAAAAGAGTAAATTTTGAATTATAGGATAAAAAAATGGCAAAAATGAGAAAATATCTGTTTTGGAATGAAGCAGGTGAAGAAAAAGAAAAAGAATCAATGAGTTTAAAGAAGGCCGTAATGTCGGTACAAGGTGATTACAAAGATAAATTTATAAGTGTTGAATATATCACTAAAAAAGGCAAAAAAATTGCTCAATCTGTCGAAATTCCAATGGGTAGAAAAATTAGACAATCAATTTTACAAGAAAAAAGAAGATTAGCAAAAAAAGCAGCGTTAGAGGCTAGAAGATAATGGCAAAAATGGCTAAAAACTATGTTGCTCATCAAAGTATACCAAAAAAGACTTCTCAAGCGCCTAGAAAGCGTAAATGTAAAATGAGTTCTATGAACAAACATAAAAAAAGAAGTCTAAAATTTTATAACGGTCAAGGAAGATAATGCCAGCTGCTTGTAGAAAAGGCGATAGTTTATCAACAGGTCATATTTGTAGTTCAACAACTACATTAACAACACCTGGTCAATCAACGGTATTTGCTAATAGTATATTAATGGCTAGAGTTACAGATTCTACCGTGCCACACCCTTTTCCACCAAGTCCTCCTTGTGCTAATCACACAGCTGTTGTAAATGCTGGTTCTTCAACGGTATTTGTAGAGAGTTTAGCATTAGCTAGAATAGGCGATAGTGCTGACGCTGGAGCAATGACTTCAGGTTCTTCTAACGTATTCTCTGGATAGTCTTATAAATATTAAGCGATATGGCAAACTATGACGCTTCAGTAACGAATAAAAGCAATCAAAGTATTAGGACTTTTAAAGACTTAAATTTAGACTTTGATAGAAATACGGTTACAAATGATGTGGTCAAAATTGAAGATGTAGAGGCTATAAAAAGAAGTGTTAGAAATTTAGTAAACACAAATTTTTATGAAAGGCCCTTTCATCCAGAAATAGGTTGTGGTGTTAGACAATTATTGTTTGAACCATTTACACCAATTACTAGTATTTTTATAAGAAGAAAAGTTGAAGAAGTAATTACTAATTATGAGCCAAGAGTAAGATTAGATCAGGTCATTGTTACAGAAAGTGATGATAGAAATTCTATTGAAGTAAGGGTAGTTTTCTATTGTATGAATGTACCAAATCCTGTTACGGTATTAACAACTTTACAGAGAATAAGATAATATGGCTTCAAACAAATTAACGGTATCAGATTTAGATTTTGATAATGTAAAAAGTAATTTAAAAACATTTTTACAAAGTCAATCAGAGTTTCAGGATTATGATTTTGAAGGTTCTGGTTTTGCTGTCTTATTAGACCTTTTAGCTTACAACACACACTATCTAGGTTTCAATGCTAATATGTTAGCAAATGAAATGTATTTAGATTCTGCTGACATAAGAAAAAATATTGTGTCGTTAGCTAAAATGTTAGGTTACACGCCTACATCAGCAAAATCACCAACAGCAAATATTGATATAACTATCAATAACGGAACAGGCGCTACGGTTACTATGGCCAAAGGCACGGTATTTACATCATCAATCGGTGGCACATCATATCAATTTGTTACAAATGCTGAAACAACAATATCACCACTTGAAGGTGTTTACAAATTTTCTAGTGTGCCAATTTTCGAAGGCACTTTAACAACTTTTAAATATACGGTAGATAGTACCGATCCTGACCAAAAGTTTATAATACCTAATGTCAACGCTGACACAACAACTTTAAAAGTTACGGTACAAAATTCTTCTAGTGATACAACAACACAAGTTTATACATTAGCAACAGGTATTGTAGGTTTAGAAGATACATCTAAAGTTTATTTTTTACAAGAAAGTGATGAGGGTAAATTTGAAGTTTATTTTGGCGATGGTATTGTAGGTAAATCTTTATCAGATGGTAACATTGTAATTTTAGAATATGTTGTTACAAATAAAACGGCCGCTAATGGCGCTTCTAGTTTTGCTTTATCAGGAGCAATTGGTGGTTTTTCTAATGTATCTATAACAACAACATCAAATGCTCAAGGTGGTTCAGAGCCACAAACAAAAGAGTCAGTTAGATTTAATGCGCCTTTACAATACTCAGCACAAGATAGAGCTGTTACAACAAGTGACTATGAAACAAAAATTTTACAACTATATCCAAATGCTCAGGCCGTTTCAGCTTGGGGTGGTGAAGATGAAGAAACACCAATTTACGGTACGGTAAAAATTTCTATTAAAGCTGCCTCTGGTTCTACATTAACAAATGCTACTAAATTAGATTTAGTAACACAATTAAAAAAATTCAATGTAGCTTCAGTTGTACCAGAAATTGTTGATCCAGAAACAACATCTATTTTATTAACGAGTAATGTTAAGTATGATAGTAATGCCACAACAAAAACATCCGATACCGTAAAATCAAATATTATAACTACATTAACAAATTTCAATACAAATAATTTACAAAAATTTGATAGTGTTTTTAGATATTCTAAAGTATCAAAGGCAATTGATGATACTGACACATCTATATTATCAAACATAACAACTTTAAAAATTAGAAAAGAGTTTACACCAACTTTATCTAGTTCAACATTATATAATGTTTACTTTAGAAATGCTTTATATAATCCTCACTCTGGCCATAATTCAGCGGCTGGTGGTATTTTAGAATCAACAGGATTTAAAGTTGATGGCGATACAACAAACGAAATGTTTTTAGATGATGACGGTCAAGGTAATGTTAGAAGATACTACATAGTTTCTGGTGTTAGAACATATGCTAACAACACACAAGGTACAATAAATTATTCAAGTGGTCAAGTTACACTAAACTCATTAAACATAGCTTCAATATCAAATATTAGAGGCTCTGCTTCAACCGTAATTGAGTTAACGGTAAAACCTAATTCAAATGATGTTGTGCCTGTAAGAAATCAAATATTAGAAATTGATACTGCTAATTCATCAATTACCGTAACTGCTGACTCGTTTGTTGGAGGTTCTGCTGACGCTGGTGTAGGATACACAACAACAAGTAGTTACTAATGGCCTCATTTAAAGACAAGATATCCTTACTCATAGAAAAACAAGCTCCTGAGTTTGTTTTAAATGATCACCCTAAATTTTTAGAGTTCGTAAAAACTTATTATACATTTATGGAATCGGCAGAGATGGCCGTTACAAGTATTGAATCAACAGACGGTATTCAATTAGAAACAGAAACAGCACAAACAAATAATTTAGTATTAGACGCTTCTCGTTTAGATACTGATAGAACACAACTAGACGCTGGTGATAAAATTATTTTAGAAGATTCATCTTTTGGTAAATTTACTAGAGGTGAAATTATCACAGGTGCCAGTTCAGGTGCCACAACAACGGTTTTATCCGAAGACTTAACTAATAACAGGTTGTTTGTATCAGCACAAGATAAATTTGTTATGAATGAAATTATTACTGGTAGTTCTTCAGGTGCTCAAGCTGTTATTAATAATTACAAACCTAATCCTGTTACTAACATACAAGAGTTATTAAACTTCCGTGATCCTGATAAAGCTATATCAAACTTTTTAACAAAATTTAGAAATGAGTTTTTAAATACACTACCAGAAACATTAGCTACAGGTTTAAATAAAAGAAATTTAATTAAAAATGTAAAAACACTTTACAGAACAAAAGGCACAAGTAGAGGCCACGAATTATTTTTTAGATTATTATTTAACGAAACTTCAGAAACAATTTATCCTAGAGAACAAATGCTAAGAGCTTCTGATGGTCAGTTTGATACTAAAAAAATAATGAGGGCTATACAATCAACTGGTCAGTTATCAACAGGTGATACAGCAGATTTAATTGGTAGAACAATTACAGGCGAAACTTCAGACGCAACTGCTATTATTGAAAATGTATTTAAGTTTCAAATTGGTGAAAATTTAGTAACAGAATTTATTTTAAATGAAGATACAATTACAGGTACTTTTCAAACAGATGAAGTAATTAGAGGAACAGAAACAGACGAATCAGATGTATTCATTAAGGCTACCGTAACTGGCATACCAAACGTAATATCAATTACAAATGATGGTTCTCTATACACAACTGGCGAGGCACTAGGCGTAACAGGTGGTGGCTCAGGCGCTTCAATTAATATTGATAATGTCGGTGGTGGCCCTATCACACAAGTTTTTGTTGATAGTGTTGGTACAGGTTATGAGATTGGTGATGATTTAATTTTTACAAATACTGATACAGGTGGTGGTTCTGCTCAGGCAAAAGTTTCATTAGTAAATGGTGGTATAGTCGCTGAAGAAGGCACAAGTGATATGACAGATGGTGTTGATCATTTAGTATTAGAAGATGAAACACAAAGAGGTGACCCTTTTACAGGTAATAAAATTGTACAAGAATCTGGATCAGGCTCAGGTGATATAACAGATATTAGAATTATAAATGGCGGAAATAATTTTCGTTCATTACCTACTGCTACCGTTTCAACAGATAATGATGGTTCAGGTGCCACTATAAAACTTTTTGGTCCAGAAATAGGTAGAGTTCAATCATTAAAAGTAATTGAATCAGGTGCTGAACATCAACAATCACCATCACCTCCTACTTTATCAATGAGATCAAAACTTGTTGTAACAGGTGTTTCAGGCACTTTTGTTACTACTGATACTATTACAGGTATTAGTGATGACGGTTCAACCACCGTTTCAGGTACTTTTGTATCTTTAGATAGTGATAGAGGTTTGATGACTTTAAGTGATGTTACAGGTAATTTTGGTGAGGGAGTGACTATCACAGGATCAGGTTCAGAGGCAACTGCCACGGTTAGAGCAGGTACTTTAGCAACAGCCACGACAACGGTTTCTGCTGTAGCCACAACTTCAGGTACTTTTTTAAATGAAGACGGTCATATTTCAGAAACAACAATGAGAATACAAGATAGTTTATACTACCAAGATTATTCATATGTAATTAAGGTTGGTAGATCAATTAGTGACTGGCGAGATAGTTTTAAAAAGACAATGCACGGAGCAGGTTTTTATTTTACAGGTCAAGTAAACATAGCTTCACAAGTTAATAACAGAATTAGAAGCTTTACAGGTGTTAATTCTAGTGTTGATTATGATGGCATAGCACTAGTAATTAATACACTATTCTCTACAATATTTGGTAGAAGATTAGGAACAGAATCAGATGGTACATCATTAAGGGCGAGCCCACAGGCTGGTGTTGATCCAGACTTTAACGATAGCACTAGTGAACACTTTACTACAAATACTAGAGATGTAACTTTAAAACAAGCAATCAAACTTCAATTTATGAGTACACCATCACTTACGGTCAGAGAAAACACCACTAGATTTGGTGTTGCTGGTGCTGGCCCTCGTATGAGAAGTATTAATAGATTTTACAGATTGTATAGTGGTAGTAGCTTTCCACAAACAGGCGCTGTTGGTGCTGATAGTACAACAACATCATATATACAACCATTAACTTTAGCAGACTGGAATCAACAATTTGTTATTGGTACTGGAATAGATAGTATAGACGGAACAACTCACACAATGGGAGATATAAACACACCGCTACTAAAGACTTATTTGGCTTTTCCAACGGAAATTACAATAAGCTATAGTTAACAGGTATAAATATAAATAGATTAAAGAGGAATTTATGGCAGCAATAATAACAAACAAATTTAGAATCCACAACCAAGAGCAATTTGTGGAATCTTTTTCAGAATCTTCAGCAAATGTCTATTATTTGGGCATAGGAAGACCACAAGCATTCGCAACACAAACAAGAGGCGACAGCCGTACAGAGGCTCAAGGCTCTGATACAGCTCCACCTACACCAATCGATTCAGTTTACGAGGAGTTTAATACTTTTAACGATTTATTAGCTGCTAAAAAAGTTACAAGTTCAGAAATTTCTATCGTAGTACCTAGAAGAAATTGGGCAACAGGTACGGTTTATGACTATTACAGACACGATTATGGTCATTTTGTAACTGGTTCAACTTCAAGTGTTCAAACAGCAAATAGTGGAGCTACTACTTTATTTGATTCTAATTTTTATGTAATGACAGATGATTTTAATGTTTACAAATGCTTAGATAATAATAGTAACGCTAACTCAACGGTAAAACCAACTGGTACATCTACATCTATTTTGTCAACTGGAGACGGTTACAAATGGAAATATATGTACACTTTATCGGCTGCTCAACAAACAAACTTTTTATCAACTGACTTTATGGCAGTTGCTACTAATTCAACGGTAGCGGCCGCTGCTGTAGATGGCGCCGTAAATGTAGTTAAAATTAAAACTGCTGGTTCAGGTGGTTCAAATGGTTCACATACAGGTGTTGCTATCAGAGGAGATGGTTCAAGTGGTGTTGCTACGGTAACGGTTTCAGGTGGTGCTGTGACAGCAGTTACGGTTACTACACCAGGAACAGGATATACTTTTGCTTATATTAGAAACGCAGATATAGTTTCAGCAGGTGCTACGAGTTTATCTGGTGCTGAGTTAGATGTAATTATTGAGCCAAAAGGTGGTCACGGTAAAAACGCTATAGAAGAATTAGGTGGTTTTTTTGTAATGATGAATACTAACTTTGAAGCTTCAGAGTCAGGTAACACAGGTGACTTTACAACAGCAAACGATTTTAGAAAAGTTGTTTTAATGAGAGATATTGAATCAGGCGGTTCAGCTGCTAGTGCTACAACATTAAGAGGCACAAAAGCTATACTAGTAACTTCACCATCAGGAACATTTACAGCAGATGAAGAAATAAATCAGGCTTCAACAGGTGCTGTAGGTAAAGTTGTTGAATGGGATAGTTCAAACAATATTTTATATTATATACAAACAAGATTTAATGATGAGGGTGTTGATAGTAATGGTAACTTAACAGCTTTTTCAGGAGCAAATGCTGTAACTGGTCAAAGTTCAAGTGCTTCGGCTACACCATCAACTTCATCTACTACGGTTGATAGTGTTGTATTTTCAAGTGGCTATAACGCTGGTGAAATTGACGCTGATACTGGAGATGTGATGTATATTGAAAACAGATCACCAATAACAAGAGCTTCAGATCAAACTGAAAACGTTAAACTGATCATTGAATTTTAGAGGG